AAGACCGTGCTGAACTTTGTGGTTAAGAAGTGCTTTGAGAGGGTTGGGGTTTATTACCATTGCTTTCCTGAATATGGTCAGGGCAGGAAGATTATATGGGACGGTATTGACAAAGAGGGCAACAAGGTGCTGGACTACCATATCCCGAATGAGCTGAGGAAAAAAACGAATAACACCGAGATGAAGATAGAAATGGTTAACGGTTCGATATATCAGGTAATTGGTGCTGATAATTTTAATAGCGTTATGGGGACGAACCCCGCTGGTGTTGTTCCAGACGAGTATTCTTTGAGTGATAAGTATGAGTCCGCCTGGAATTATTTTCGCCCTATTTTGGCCGAGAATGGCGGTTGGGCTGTTTTTCCGTTTACGCCGCGTGGTAGAAATCATGGGTGGGAAATTTACAACATGGCTCTTGGAAATCCCAAGTGGTTTTGCCAGTTATTAACTGTGGACGACACAAAGATAGGCGACATTCATGATAAGATTCAGGATGATAGAGCATCCGGCATGGCTGAGAACATGATCCAGCAAGAATACTATTCTTCATTTGTCGCATCTGTCGAGAACATTGTAATACCGTTTGAGTATATCCAGAAAGCATTGCGAAACCAACAGGAATATCCAAGGTCCGGTAGGATTGCTGGTTACGACGCTGCGAGGTTTGGGGATGATAGAAACGCCCTTGTTATTCGACAGGCTGGACAGTTGATTTACATTGATAAATGGGGCGGCCAGGACACTGTTCAGAGCGCCGGGAAGATTATAGCCGCTTATAGGAACAAGTTTTTTGACTGCGTTGCGATGGACACGATTGGTTTGGGCGGTGGGGTTTACGATATGGTGAAAAACGCTGGTGTTCCGTGTGTGAGTGTCAATGTTGCGGAATCTTCTACAGACGACCAATATGTTCGAATGCGTGACGAGTTGTGGTGGCGATGTCGTCAGTGGTTTATGGAGGATGGCGCAAGTATCAGTGTTGGGATACCGAAAGAGCTTATAGACGAAGTGGTGAAGGATATACAGGATATATCGTTTGAGTATAACGCAAAGGGCCAGATTAAGATAGAATCAAAGGACGAGTTTAAGAAACGAATGCGGGAGAAGGGGTCTGCGTTTTCACCTGACATTGGCGATGCGTTGTGCTGCACATTTTCTCCGTTGGTGGAGATGAAGATAAAGCACGACGACCAGAAGATGTTCGGCGGGGAGTTGGAGAACAGACAGCCCAAAAACGATTACGATCCGTTAACATACCGGATTCACGATAAAAAGCAAGACCCGTTAACCTACAGAATAGGAAGATAACATGAGTTCTTTGTTTGGAGGTAAAAGCACACCGTCGAGAGCATCAATTACGCCCGTTTTGACGAGCGACGATCCGGACGTTAAAGAGGCTGCCCGAAGGGAAATGGAGTTATTACAGACTCGTCGTGGGCATCAAGGGACAATCTTAACTGGCCCGGCTGGTGTTCAAAGTACTCCGAGATTGGGACGACAGGCCGTTGGCGGATTTAAGGTAACCCCCGGCGCGGGCGTTTCGGAACTAAGAAACAGGCCGATTTTATCACCAGCGCCAGCTCAAAAACCTTACGAGTTTGATTTGGCGGCGTTGCAACGGCAACTGTCTGGTCTTGGTTTTGGAGTCGGGATTGGAGCAGGAGCGTCTGCTGGAGTAGGGGGTAGTTGGTAGGTTTCTAACCGAAAGGATGAATAAAAATGGATGTATTTGTTTTGGAAAAGACAGACTTTGACGGCTTGGAAAATCGTAAATGTAATGCAATAACAACTACCGAGAAGTTTTTTGATTCGATTACAACCCTTGAACGATGGTTTGAGCTACAACCAAAACAAGAATTATATCTTGGGTGGGATAGAAATTTTTATCCGTCGTATAGGGTTATAAAAAAAGATGTTACAACTGGAAGTTATGTTAAGGAATTAGAAGAACAAGAAAAAAAGAAAATTTCGTCTCCAAAACTCGAACAAATGATGAAGGGCTATGCGGATTAAAGGTATAACTAAAAAATTGGGCTAACCTTACTGGCAGGTAGGGGATAGCTAAGGCTTAACAAAGGAAGGCAATATGGTGCCATATCACTGTATTGTCTTTTTTTGTTGCCCAATCGAAACGGTTTAAAATTATGAAAAATATGACGGACGAGGAAAAAGTCAAGCATTGCGAGAAGACCCTAAGTACCTTAAAGGAACAGCGTAATTCCGTTGAGCCGATGGTGGACGAGATTATTCAGTTTGTAAACCACGGCAGGCGGAAAATTACGGACAAGGAACAACAGAAGGGTTTAAAAACGGGGTACAACGTGTACGACGGCACGGCTATATCTGCGGCGGTTTTAGCGGCTGACGGTATTCACGGCTATCTTTCTTCGTCTTCAATTCATTGGTTCGATTTCACGTTGCCCGGAAAATGGAACTTCCCCCGCACTTCTGGTATGCGGCAATGGAACGACACCAGAATGGATGAAAATCCTGAGGTTAAGATTTGGCTGGATAATTGCGAGGAAGTTCAATATGAGGCGTTCCGACGTAGCAACTTCTACGATTTTTCCCCAAGGTATATCCGGGAGGGTATATCAATAGGAACTGCGAATGCTGTTATAGAAGAAGATGTTGCCAGGGGGCGGATTATGTTCACGCTCCCACACTTCAGAGAATGCTACATAGACCAAGATCAGTTCGGAAGAGCAGACACATTGTATCGGGTTTACAAGTTGGAAATGAGACAGTTGGTTCAGAAGTTTGGGGAAGATTTTCTGGATTTGCGAGATAATTTTAAACAGCAATACGAGAAAGACCCTTATCAGTTAAAAGAAGTTCTGCATGCGGTGTTTCCGAGAATGGATTATGACCCGACCAAATTAGATAAGAAAAACAAGCCAATAGCCTCTATTTGGATTTTAATGGAGGATGGGGACAAGAAGAAGCGCCTGATAGAAGAGTCCGGGTATTACGAAGCTCCGAATATTTCGTGGAGGTGGTATGTTAATAGTGATGAGGTGTACGGCCGCTCACCTGCATGGGACGCTTATATAGATATAGCAAAGGCAAATCAGCAGGGTTTAGATAACCTTATAGCTGGTCACAAGATGGTTGACCCGCCAATGGTGTTGCCTGGTGATTTAAGGGGTCGTTTTCAGAACTACCCGGGTGGACAGACACTAATTGATGGGGCGGTTACAAAAGACCGTGTACCAATGCCGATTCAAACCGGCATCCAGTTACCATACGGTGTTGAGCAACAGGAGTTTACACAAAAGACAATACGCGACAGATTTTTTGTCGATTTTTTCATGATGTTATACCAAGCGAGTGTCAATAGGGTTGAACTGACCGCAACACAGGTTATCGGAATGCAGTCTGAACAAGCCGCTATTATCGGCACCCGCATTGGGGCTTACCAGAGCGAGGGTCTTGACCCTATTATGGACAGGGTTTTCGCTATTGAGGCAAGGGCTGGAAGAATGCCGGAACCGCCACAGATTTTACAGGATTTGGGCGGGGACGCTAATATTGAGTTGGACTATCTTGGACCGCTGGCACAGGCCCAAAAAAGACTATTTAATATTCAGGGTGTGAGAGCAGGTATGGAGTTTGCGACCCAAGTAGCTCAGGTGTTTCCGTCTTCAATGGACATAATCGACGGGGATAAAGCGACAGAGATAGGCTTGGAAGCCGTTGGTTTTCCGGTGAAAGCGCTTAGAACACCTGACCAAATCGAGGCAATTCGCATTCAACGCCAACAAATGGAGGCGGAACAGAGAGCGATAGAGCAAGCAGAACAAGCAAGTAAGGCAACCAAGAATTTATCAAAAGAGGTAGAGGGTAACAGTCCGTTAGAAGCGATAGATCAAGGAATGGAGGATGGTGGATAATATCTTCTCAGAGTTGGATATTGAAAAGGAAAAACCTATTCAGGATGATTACAGGTTGGTGTTTTCTGGATTAACCGGGCGGCGGGTTTTGGGAGACATACTTTTCAGGTGCGGTGTTGGCAATCCTATTAACTGGGAAAACCCAGCTGAGGTTGGTCAGCACAACGTTGGAATGTTCGTGTTGGCTCAAATGGGGATTAATATTATCAGTGATAGTTTTCTGGCGGCTTTAGTACAAGTACCCTTAATAAAACAGGAGGATAAAAGATGAAACGGATTTTTGTATTAACTTTTGCATTAACTTTTCTCGTATGCGG